ATCCCGGCCGCCTTTACTATGTCGTCCGGAACCTGATACGCGTTTTTGAAGCTCCATTTCAGAAGCTCTGCAATGCAGCCCTTTATGCTTTTCCCCTTTTTTCTTACAGCTATTGCCATCTCCGGATGCTCTGTAGTATATTCCCGGATATAATTTACCCAGTCTTCAACTATCTCAACAGGTTTAAGCTCTTTTGTCTCAACGTCTATCTTTCCAAGTGCCGCCATGAGAGGAGTTGCAAGCTCTGCCACGTCACCATTTATATAATCTTCAGCATCCGGCTTTTCAATGCCGTTTTCTTCCGCAAGCTCATA